CCGGCCCGATGTTTCTCTCTCCGATCCACACAGAGTGACGACCGCCGGGGCCTGATTGGGCCCTATGCGATCCTGTCCGCATGACGTTGGCAACGATCCCCCCGGATGCCCCCGGGATTGCTGCGCCTCGTAGGCGCCCTGGAGCCGTGGAGAGGGCCGTCAACAAGACGATTCGTGAGTTGACGGCTGCCGGCGCGGTCGGCGGGGCCCGTGCGGCTCATGTGGAGCTCGCGAAGCTGACGGCGCGTCGCCTTGATGCCGCGCAGGAGGCCGATCACGGGGCCGAGGTCGTGAAGCTGACGACTCAGCTCCGTGGACTGCTGGCAGAGCTGGAGCCGAGGGGGTCACGTGTCGATCGAAGCACCATCTCTGAGCCTTCCGGACAGATCGCAGGAGGCGCCCCGGCTGATCTGGACGCCCTCTTGCGGGCCGGCCCCACGATGGGCCACACCACGTAGCCCTGAGCGTCCGACGTTCGGTCCGGCGGTTGCTGCGATCGCTGCCGAGCTCGGTATGCCGTTGATGCCGTGGCAGCGGTTCATCGTCGACGTGGCGCACGAGGTCGATCCGGTTACGGGGTGGTGGGCGTACGACGAGGTGGTCGTTACGGTGCCCCGGCAGGCGGGCAAGACAACGCTGAAGATCCCGGTCTACGTGCACCGGCTCGGGCGGCTGGAGCTGGGTGAGTTGTGGATGACGGCGCAGTCCGGGGGGAAGGCGTTGGACCGGTGGAACAAGGCCCGGCTGTGGATGGAGAAGCCGTCCAGCGGGATCGCTCACCGGATCAAGTCCAAGGTGTCGATCGGGCATGAGGTGGTGACGTGGCGGGACACCCTCGCCAACCTTCGACCGTTTACGCCGGGTGAGACGCAGATGGATGGCGAGTCGCCGGACATGGTCGACGTTGACGAGTGGTGGGCGTTCGACCAGAAACGGGCACGGGACCTGGAGCAGTCGTACAGCCCGGGGTTTCTGACGAAGAACGCTCAGGCGTGGAAGACATCGACGGCCGGCACCCGGGAGTCGTGGGGTTTGAACCGTGACGTGCTGAGGGGTCGGCAGGCGGTCGAGCTCGGGCGCCGGTCGGGGCTGGCCTACTTCGAATGGTCGCTGCCGGACGTCGTCGCCGGCGTGCAGCTGGACGACTTGCCGGACGAGGACCTGGTCCAGGCGTGCATCGAGATTCACCCGGCGATCGGATTCCACCCGACCGCGCCGGCGGCCCGGATGTCTCAGCACATCCGGACCAGCGAGTGGGAGAAGCTCGGCCGTGAAGGGTTCCTGCGGGCCTACGGCAACCGGATGGCTGGGGGCGGCAAGCTCGCGATCATCCCGCAGGCGTCCTGGGCTGCGTGCGTGGACCGGCCGATCCCGACCGGTGCCCCGGTCGCATTCGGTGTGGCGGTCGACCCGCGCCACGGTGACGGCGCAATCGCTGCCGCGTTCCGAGACCTGGAGACCGGCGAGGTCACGGCCGAGATCCTGCGAAGCAAGCCGGGGTCGCAGTGGCTGGAGGCCGAGCTGATGGAGCTGGCCGGCCGCAACGACCACGTACAGATCGCTGCCAACGCTGCAGGGGCCGTCCTGGACGCTGTGGACGTGCTGGAGGCCCGCGCGGACTGGCCGGAGGAGTGGGAGGTCCTCAGGATCACGTTGAGGGAGTGGGGGGCCGCGTGTGCCCGGATCGTGAAGGAGGCCACGACGACTCCCCGCCCGACGTTCCACCACATCGCGCAGGCCGAGCTGACACTGTCGGTGGAGAATGCAGGCAAACGGCGAGCAGGAGCGGGAGCGTGGGCATGGGACGGCGTAGAAACCTCGGTTGCCCCGATCGACGCGGTAACCGCCGCAGTGTGGGCCATGGATCATCCGCGCCCACCGAAGCCGGACCGGCCACGGTTCAAGATCGGATGAGGTGACGATGTCAGGACAGCTCTGGCCCCCGGTAGTGGACCCTTCCACGCTGACCCGGCAGGTCTGGAATGCGTGCACAGCAGAGGCCATCCCGGCGGTGGCGAAGGCCGTCCAGGTGTACACGGCGGCACTCGGTCAGCTCGCGCTCGACAGCTACCGGGGTGAGACGAAGCTACCGCGCCCAACGGTTCTCCAGAAGCCGGACCCGTCGCTGCGGACCCGCGCGAACTGGATCGCTATGCAGGTCAAGGACTGGTGGGTGCACGGCAACGCCGTCTCGCTGATCACCCAGCGCGGGTACGCCGGCACCCCGCTGTCCACCCGCTACTTCCCGGCGCACATGTGGTGGCAGGCGGGCCCAGAGGAGACCCCGGACGGCGGGGTGGACTACTACCTCAACGGCAAACTCGTGAACCGCTACGACGTGATCCACGTCCAGCGCGGGGCCGCCGACTGGCAGCCCTGGCGCGGCGTCGGCGTCGTGGAACAGCACCTTGAGTACCTCGACCGGATCGCCATGCAGTCCGCCGCTGAAGGCGAGAACCTCCGCAAGGGCGGGGTGCCGTCGGTTGCGGTGATCATGCCCCAGGAGGACCCCACCCCGACCGAGATGGACGAAGCCGGCGAGGCCTGGGACGAGAAGTTCCGGGGACCGGGTCGGCGGGCCGCCCTGCTGCCGAACGGAACCCAGGTCGTACCCCTGGCATGGTCGCCGAACGATGCCCAGATGGTCGAGGCGCGGGGCCTGTCGCTGATCGACACCGCGAACATGTTCAACCTGGACGCCTACTACGTGAACCACCAGGGAGCCAGCCACAACTACAAGTCGCCGGGCCCGATGTTCACCGGGCTGCTGCGGCTGTCGCTGGAGTTCGTGATGAACGTCTTTGAGCAGACCTGGTCCGACAGCCTGGTGCCGCTCGGCCAGGACATCCGCTTTGACCGCCCGACCCTGACCCGAGACGACTTCGGCTCCATGGTGACGACCCTGCTCGCTGCGACCGGCGGCAAGCCCCTCATGACCCAGGAGGAAGGCCGGATCTACGCCGGGCTTCCTGAGGAGCCCACCGCAGGCGAGTTCCCGGAGCAGCCGGCCGCGCTGGCCGAAGCCGACCCGGCGTCACCACCCCAGCTACAGGCCGTCCCCAACCCGGCGGACGACACCGCAGAGGAGAATGCATCATGAGCGTCGCCACCATCGCCGAGCGGCGGATCTCCGCGTCGCTGGGCTTCGAGATCCGAGAGGCCGAGGTCAGCAAGAACCTCACCCAGCTGTCCGGTATCGCGGTGCCGTACGGCGTCCGCGCCTCCATCGGCTGGTTTGAAGAGGAGTTCCAGAAGGGCTCTCTGGCGAAGTCGATCAAGGAGGCCGCGCGGGGCCTGCCGCTGCTGGCGTTCCACGATGACATGTCGATGCCGCTCGGGGTCGCGAAGGAGTGGCACGAGGAGACCGCCGGGCTGCGCGGGGTGTGGAAGCTGGAGGAGCACCAGCAGGCGCAGGCGCTGGCCCGGATGGCGATCCCGGACAAGGACGGCCACGCCGCGATGGGCTACATGTCGATCCGGTTTCACCCGCTGCGCTCGGACTGGATCTACGCCGAGCCCGGTTCGAATCAGCTCGACTACGTGCTGCGCACGGAGGCCCGGTTGATCGAGACCTCGCTGGTGTCCACGCCGGCGTACGTGGGTGCCCACGTGCAGTGGGTCCGGACGGCCGATCGGGCGATGGCGTCGGAGGCGCGCGGTTCCCACAAGACCGGCTACGACGAGATGCTGGCGAAGATCGAGCAACTCAAGAACAACCCCCCGATCTGAGTTACGCTCTCCACATCCCCGTACGTGGGCGCCTACTGTCCACGCACACCGAGCGCCCAGCTTTCGAGCTGGGCGCTTTGGCTTGTCGTACCCTGTGCGTGACAGGCCGCGCCGTTCGTATGCGCCGCATCCGCGCCGCCCTATACGGGCACCCGGAGCACCCAGCGAACACCCGACCGGAGACCAGAACTAGTGGACCCCGGAGGGACCATGAACCCCAACAAGATGCGGGCGGTACGCCGCCCGCTGCCTGTCGGTCAGGTCGGGCTGCTGCGGCACCGTAACCCGATGATCGACAACCTCATGCAGGAGCGCACCAGCCTGCTGGACCTGTGCGAGCAGGCCACGCGGAACGCCATGGAAGATGGCAACCGCGACCTGTCCGACCTGGAGTCGAAGCTCATCGGCGACAACCAGGCCCGCGTGGCCAAGATCGACGCCCAGCTCAAGCTGATCTCCGACATGGACAAGCAGCGCGCTGCCGGCGACGACGCCGCCAAGGAGTACTTTCAGGCGGCCGAGAACCGGGGCCAGGGCGGCGAGCGTCAGCCGACCGCCGGCAACGGTCTCGGTGCCCGCACGGCGCCGCGCGCCGGCGACTACATCACCGCTGGTGACGTGATCGTTGACCAGCTCCGCGCGGTCGGCCACATGGGCAGCGGCCGTGACGGTGAGGCCCGCGACCGGCTGAAGGGTGCCAACCTGGACCTGCTGGACGAGGCCCGCGCGATCGTCAACGAGACCACGGCCAACGTGCCGGGCCTGCTGCCGAAGCCGATCATTGGCGAGATCGTCAACCAGATCGACGACAAGCGCCCGTTCATCTCGTCGATCGGCGCGAAGGACCTCGGCGGGGTGCCGGGCAAGGTGTTCAGCCGGCCGATCGTCACCCAGCACGTCGCTGTCGGCCAGCAGGTCACGGAGAAGACCGAGCTCGCCTCCCAGCAGTTCGTGGTCGGCTCGGTGGACTTCACGAAGAACACCTACGGCGGCTCGCTCGACGTGTCGCGCCAGGTGATCGACTGGACCTCCCCGGCTGCCTGGAACGCGATCCTGATCGACCTCCAGCGCATCTACGGCAAGTTCACCGAGAACCGCGCCGCCGACGACTTCGCTACCGCGATCGTCGCCGAGGTCGAGATCGATTCGACCATCGCGGACCCGTTCCTGCGGTTCGCTCGCGCGCTGTACGGCGCGGCCGCCCTGGTCTACGGGTCGGTTGAGGAGCTTCCCAACCACATCTGGATGTCCCTGGACATGTGGGCTTTCTACGGCCCGCTGATCGACCAGTGGACCCGCCAGACTGCCAACAACGGCGGGGGTCCGGTGGCCGGCTCCAGCTCGCCGACGAACTTCGGCGGGAACGTGCTCGACTTCCCGCGCACCGTCGTACCGAGCTTCCCCAGCGGGCAGCTCATCGTGGGCGTCAAGGAGCTCACCGAGGTGTACGAGGACCGGATCGGCCTCCTGACCGCCGTGGAGCCCAAGCTCCTCGGTGTCGAGATCGCGTACGGCGGCTACATGGCCAACGGCACCCTCGACGTGGACGGTTTCGCGAAGGTCGTCGACGAGGTTCCGGCGCCGTAATGGCCGAGCCCACCTGGCTGTCCTACGCCGACGCCGCAAAGCTCTCGGACATCGCCGATGAGGTGATGGACGGGATCGACGCGGACGAGGCGTGGGCAGGTGCCGTTGACGCGGCGGCTGAGTGGGTCGAGGACAAGCGCCCGGACGTGACGTACACGAGTCCTGCCACCGCTGGGGCCCGGCTGCGGCTGGGGTGCGCCCGGCTCGCTCAGCGGTGGCACGCTCGCCGTACGTCGCCGATGGGGCAAGCCGGGTTCTCCGACTTCCCCGCCGGCATCCTGCGCGAGGACCCCGATATCGCCAAGCTGTTGGGGATCGGCCGGAAGGGGCGGTTCGTGTTCGGCGCGTCCCGCCCCATCCCCGAGGTGACCCCGTGACCGACGTACTGGCGCGAGCCGATGAGCTGGTCACGATCCTCAAGGCGGCCGGTCTGTCGGCCACCGCCGACCCTGCCAAGGTGGACGCCGCCTTCAAGCAGGAGAAGGGCACGGCCGTCGTGCTGGTCGAGCCGCTCCCGCAGTTCGCAGACCAGGCGCTGTGTGGCGACTGGAAGTGCACGTGGCGGCTGATTGCCCTGGCGCCGAGGGTCGGCGGCAAGATCCCCGCAGACCGGCTTGTGAAGGCCGTGGAGGTGGTCGTTGACGTCCTTCCGGTGTTCCAGGCCGTGCCCGGTAGCTACGCGTTGGAAGAGGGCCAGGCGTCCTATCCGGCGTACATCATGACGATGGAGGACTGAGATGCCGCTCACGAGCAGCAAGCAGAAGAACGGCACCCTGACAATCAACGGGGTTGAGTACGGGTGCCAGACCCGCAACATCAAGATCACGCCGCCGGACCAGCCCGACGACTCCTCGGACGAGGTGCTGTGCGGGGACCTGATTCCCTCGGACGACGCGGCGGCCGGTTGGGTGCTGGCCATCACGTCGATTCAGGACTTCACGGACCCGGCGGGCTTCACGAACTACATGTACGACAACCAGGGCGACGCGGTGCCGTTCGTGTGGAAGCCGACAGCAGCCGCCCATCCGACCTACACCGGCACGGTGATCGTGTGGCCGGCCGAGGTCGGCGGTGACGTGAACAAGCGGCTGGAGTCGGAGCAGGAGCTGAAGCTCACCGGCAAGCCGGTCCGCGCCGACGCGTAGCCATGACGACCCGGACCCGGGGGTTTGACCGGTTCCGGTCGGATCTCCGGCAGGCTGCACGCGACCTGGACATGCCAGAGGTCTACCCGGATCTCGCTCAGCTCGCTGCGCAAGAGATCTCTCGCCAGTCCCCTCGTCTGACTGGGGCCCTCGCTGACTCTCCGGAGCCCAGCGGGGGCCCTGGCCGTGCAGAGGTCATGCTCCCGAAGCGGTACACCGGCGTCCAGAACTACGGCTGGGTCAAGCACAACATCAAGGCTCTGCGATTCGTGGAGAGGGCCCGCACGGTGGTGCAGGCCGAGGTGACGAGGCGCCTGGATACTGGCATTCAGAAGGTGTTGGACCGAGTGAGAGGAGCCTGATCGATGGCACGGCTTGAGTTCGACATCGTGGGCAACAACGCCCAGGGCATCCGGTCTCTCAACCAGATGGATACGGCGGCCGGCAACACCGACCGCACCCTCAATCGGCTGGGTGATGGGGCCGAGAAGTCGCGGGGCAAGCTCGGCAAGCTGGGCAGCGCGGTGGGCAGCGCGGCCCGGTCGTTCGGTCCGCTGGCTGCGGCTGCCGCTGCTGCCGGGGTCGTCAAGTTCGGGCTGGACAGCATAAAGGCGGCGTCCGACACTCAGCAGGCGTTCGGCGCGATCGAATCGGTGTTCGGCAAGAACAGCGCGACCGTGAAGACCTGGGCGAACAACGCTGTGAGCTCGGTCGGGCTGGCCCGATCGGAGTACGGGAACCTTGCCGTCGTGCTGGGGTCGATGCTGAAGAACACCGGCATTGAGGACTACACCACCAAGACCGATGACCTGATCAAGCTGGGTGCGGACCTGGCCGCGACGTACGGCGGCGACGTGAACAGCGCAGTGGAGGCTATCGGCGCGACGCTGCGAGGCGAGACAGACCCGATCGAGCGCTACGGCGTGTCGATCAACCAGGCGAAGGTGCAGGCGCTCCTGGCGTCACAGGGCCTGGGCAAGCTGACCGGGTCGGCGCTCGCACAGGCCACACAGCAGGCCCGGCTGACACTCCTCACCCAGCAGACCACCGCCGCTCAGGGAGCGTTCGGCCGCGAGACCGACACCCTGGCCGGCCAGCAGCAGCGTCTCGGGGCCCGGTTCACGAACCTCAAGGACACCCTGGGCCAGAAGCTGCTTCCGATCGCTACCCAGGTCGTGGCATGGCTGTCGAACACGATCGCGGGTAGCAACAAGACCGCTGCGGTGCTGAAGCAGCTCGGGTTGATCGTGCAGACGTACGGGACGCCGGTGTTCAAGGCGTTCCAGGCTGCGGTCAAGACGATCTCTGACGCGCTGAACAGCGCGACCGGCAAGAGCGGCTCGGCCAGCTCCGGAATCAAGGAGCTCGGTAAGGCTGCCGTGCCGGTGGCGAAGTTCCTAGGCGGGTCGATGGCGGCCGGCATCAAGACGGCGGCCTCCGCCACCGCCGGGCTGATCACCGGGATCGGTGCCGTGGTCCGGGTCATCAATTCGATCGTCGGTGCGGTGGACTCGGCAGTGGGAGCCCTGCAGCGGCTCCGCGAGAAGGCGAGCATCAACATCCCGAACCCACTCGCCGGGCTCGGTGGGCTGTTCCGGCAGGACGGCGGCCTCGTGCGTGCCGGTGGCGGGGCCCTGATCCGCTCGGGGGTCGCGCCGCCGATCCTGCGGGTGACCAGCGCACCCAACATCACCGTGAACTTCGATGCCCGCGCCCTGCGCGGGCTGATCAACGTCCAGATCGATGAGCGCCTCTCCTCGGTGTTCCAGTCCGTCCAGTCGGGGGTGGGTAGCTGATGGCAGTCATAGTGACGGCGGTAGCGCAGTCCGGGTACCGGGTGGTGATCACGGTTGCCGGCATGGTGTCGCCGTACGTCTGGACCATGGAGCGGGTGGAAGCCGGTGTGGCCAAGCCGGTCCGGGGTCCGGGCTGGATCGGGGACAGCGTCCTCACCGACCACGAGGCGCCCCTCAACCTGCCGGTGTTCTACCAGGTGACCTGGTATGAGCTGGTCGGCCCGAACCTGGTCCAGCACGTCACGATCTCGGCCGTGGCAGTGACCGTTGTCGGTGCGCTCCCCGTGCTCGGCAACCCGGTGACCGGCGAATACCTGGAGACCAACATCCAGTCGTGGCCCGAGTGGCAGCGCGGTGAGCGGGCCTCCACGCTGGAGGTACCCGGCGCCGACTACCCGATCATCGTTTCCGACAGGCTCGGAGCGGCCACCGGCCAGGTGACCCTCCGGACCGACACGCCGGCCGCGCGCATCGCCATGCGAGATCTCCTCCTCGTGGGGCGGGTGTACTTCCTGCGGCCGGCGTGCTCGGGGGTGGATGACGAGTCGGGGTATCTCCACATGCGGCAGGTCACATCCCGGCGCCGGTCGAACCATGCCGGGGACGGGGTGCGGTTCTGGCCGCTGGACGTGACCCACTGCGCCATGCCCACCCCGCTGATCCCGGCGTCCGGTGCCACCCTCCAGGACCTGTACAACGCCTACCCCACACCGCTGACCCTCAACGATCTCAACATCGCCGTACCGGGAACCCTGGTGAACATTGCGGAGCTGGACCTGTGAGGGCCGCGCCGACCGACTTCGATGACCTGCTCGCCTCCAGCTCGCTGCCCATCGCGGTCAAGCTGGAGGCGTACTACGGCGGCCAGTGGCTCGGTGTCATCCCGCACACCGACGCCGACATTGAGTGGGACGACGGGTCGCTGGTCCAGGGCAAGCTGACGTTCACGGCGCCGGACCCGGACGCCTGGTGGAACCCGCCGCCGCTCGCGGTGCGCTGGATCGACCACGGCTCCCAGGACGAGACACCCGACGTGACAGACACCCCGGTCGGAGCGGACGGCCACCGGGTCCGGGCCTCGTACGGCATCCGGCGGCCCGGCGGCAAAGACGTTGCCTGGGTCCAGCTCGGCTGGTTCCGGATCTCCGACGCCGTACCCGACGGCGCCACCATCAAGGTGACCGCGCCGGACCTGATGGACGCCGTGCAGCGCTCCCGGTTCACCGGCCCCTATTCGACGTCCGCCGGCACCGCGTACCTGTTCGTCCTCGACTTCCTGGTGTTCCCGCTGGTCCCCAACGTCCAGACAGACACCGGGATCTCGCACCGGGGCATGGGCGCCAAGAGCTGGGAGCGGGAGCGCCTGGACGCCGTGCAGGAGGTCATTGATTCGATGCCGGGGCGAGGCGGCATGGACTCGTCCGGGACTCTCGTCGTGGAGCCCGCCAACGTCGTACGTGACCTGTCCGGCGTACTACGGTCCGGCGTGTCCGGCAACACGATCTCGGTCCGGCCCCTGGCCAACCCGGACAGCGGATTCAACGCCTGCGTCGCGATTGGCCGCGACCCGGTCACCGGACAGGACATCCAGGGCATCGCGTACGTGACTTCCGGCAGGCGCCGCTGGGACGGGCCGTACGGGCGCAACCCGGGGTTCTATGCCTCCGACCTGCTAACCACCGTGCAGATGTGCCGAGACACCGCGTTCGCGACCCTGGACCGCTGGCAGCGCCGTCAATCCGAGGTGTGGCGGGTCGAGATGGCCCCGGACCCCCGGCTGGAGCTCGGCGACCGGCGCGCGATCGTCATGGACCCCAGCGGGGTAGGCGACGCCCGCACCGGCGTGTGCCAGCACATCAAGCTTTCGCTGGACGCGTCCGGCGGGGTCATGGTCGCCGACTTCGCCATGGAGGGCTGAGCAGTGCCCCAGCTACCGAAGCTCATCGCCGGCGCGATCTCGGCCCGGCTCCCCACCCAGAACAGCACCGGCCGCCTGTGGGCGATCGGGTCAGACGGCACCGTGGCAGTCCAGGTCCTCGGCGGCTCGATCCTGAACTACGTCCGATACGTCGCCTCCTATACGCCGGTGCTGGACGACATCGTGGTGATGTCGTGGGACACCCGGGGCCTCGTCATCACCGGCAAGCTGGGCAGCAACACCGAGTCCCCCGGGGACTATGGCTCGCCGGACCTGTACTTCACTCCCCGCGTCGACATGGTGCCCGTCTTTACAGGCACGTGGCGGGACGGGTTGTGGTCGCATGTGGTCGACAACGAGTGCCAGTTCGGGCTGTTGTCCGGTCAGCAGATCATGGGCTGCGCCTACTACGGGCGGGTGCTCCAGGGCACCCAGCTATTCAGCTCGGACAGCTACTTCCTGTCGGTCGTGCGGCTACCGTCGCCGGGCCTGGTGCCGACCAAGGTCACTGTCGGTCTGCTCGCCGGGCAGGCGCCGACCGACGCCGGCCCGACCGTGCTCGACACAGTGACCGGGCTGACCCTGACGGGGCCCGGCATGGGCGACAAGGCCGAGTCGCTCTCGATCCAGTTCCAGGGTTGGGAGGACCGGTTCGTCTCCGGTGAGGCCGGCGGGCTGGCGTTGATGCACGACGCGACCATGGGAGATCACCTGACGCGGGTGGCTGGCGCCTACGGTTGTTCAATGAACGTGACCGGGTACCCCGCGTGGGTCCTGTAACAGGAGGCTAGAGATGGGCGTTACGTCGCTCGGCATCGTCTACGCGGACGCAACCCACAACACCCGTATCTGGGAGCTCGACAAGGAGCAGGCCGACAGCCTGAACGCGCTGTTGGTGACCCACTTCGGTAAGCCGGTCGTGAACACGTTCACCGTGTCCGGTGTCTGGAACAAGCCCGCAGGGTCGCAGAAGCACCGGGTGGTCTCGCAGGCTCCCGGCGGTGCGGGCGGTGGCGCACAGGCGACCGCTGCGGGTCAGCATTCGAAGGGGTCCGGTGGTGGTGGTGGCCAGTACGCCACCCGTTGGTATGACACGTCCGAGCTCGCTGCCTCGATCACGGTGACGCTCGGTACGCCGGGTGCGGGGGTGTCCGGTACGACGGGCAACGCGGGCGGCAACAACTCGTTCGTGCACACCACTCCGCTGGTGACCGTGGGCGGGGCCGGTGGTCTCACCACGAACGCCGCAGTGACCGCGTTCGGTGTTGCTGGCGCGGCGGGTGGCTCGGGTGGCTCGGGTGCGACGTACAGCGGGTCCGGCGGTGCGGGCGGCAATGGCTGGGGGGAAGCGGCGCTGGCAGTGTCCGGTCAGGGTGGCGGCTCCGCGCTGGGTGGTGGCGGTGCTGCGCGGTCGAACGCGTCCCAGCCCGCCAACCTGGTGGGTATCGCAGGCGGCATCTACGGCGGTGGCGGTGGCGGTGCGCTGAACGCTGGAACCCCCGCCGCTGCTGTGGCGGGAGGTGCGGGCGCCGGAGGGATCACGATTGTTGAGTCCTACAAGTAACCTCATCGCACCCAATCAACCAACGAGGGAGATACCCATGGGCACCTGGTCTACACCGGCCGCGTACTCCGAGCAGAGCGCCGACTACGTCATGATCTTTGAGCACGACAACGGGGAGCGGCTCGCGCTCACTTCGAAAGACATCGTGGCTACGAACGACCCAGATCTGTCCCGGGCCGCGTTCGCTGCTGCTGTCGATCTCCTAGTGGCTTCTCCGGACTTCACGTACGTCCAGGGCACTCGGTCCTTCCCTGGCAACCAGACCTACACGCCGTAACCTCCGAGGGTGTCTGGTGGTGACTGGGGCATCATCGTCGCCGGCGTCGGGTCGATCCTTGCGACCGTGTTCGGATTCGTGCTCGCCTTCCGGCGCGACACCCAGACCAAAGTGCAGGCCCTCGCTTCCGAGGAACGCGAGGAGCTGGAGCACCGGCGCGTCTGGGACCGCCTGGTGATGTCACGTGTGGTCGTCCCAGTACGTGACTACTTCGCACGCAGGGGCGAGGCTGAGCCTGTGGACTTCGACCGCTGGACCAAGTACCCCCCGGGGGGGCCGGAGTGATGGGCTCGCCTCGTCTCAACGCCACTGCTGCGGTGGTGCTGATGGCGGCCGGGATCATCGGGGGCGGGGGTGTGGTCGCGTGGACGTTCGCGGGCAAGCAGGAGCAGCAGGAGCAGAAGGCCGGCGCTCAGGGGCAGGCGAAGGACTTCGCGGGTCAGCTCGCGGAGATCTGCCAGCGGGACCCGGCAGCCGCGAGGCGGTACGGCGTCGCCTGTGCCGAGGCATCGAAGGTCGCAACCCAGCCGGTTGAGCAGATCACCGGCCCGGCTGGCCCCGCTGGACCGTCCGGACCTTCCGGCCCCTCAGGGGCCCCAGGAGCCTCCGGGAGGCCGGGGGGTACCGGAGGGCCTGGGAGCCCGGGAAAGTCTGGTGGGCCCGGTACGCCGGGCCGCGCTGGCGATGATTCGACTATCCCCGGTCCTGCCGGTGCCAGTGGCCAGCCCGGCGCCGACTCGACGGCGCCGGGACCTGCCGGTCCGTCCGGGCCCCAGGGACCCGGCGGAGACCAAGGCAGCACCGGTCCCGCCGGGCCTGGAGTGATCACAGCGAACTGTGTCGGCCCCTACCCCGCCACGTTCTGGTTCGGGTACTCCGACGGCACAACCACGTCCGTCACCTGCACACCCGCGCCGCCTACCATCGGAGGCGGGTAACCCACCCCGACCGATCGGAGCAGGACACCATGACCAAGCGAGCAACCCAGCGGGAGACCGTGGAGGCCCCGGCGCCGGAGCCCGTGCGCTACACCATCCAGGAGGCCCTGGAGAAGGCGGCCGAGCGTCGGGACGCCCGGTTGGGGCGGCCCCGCAAGAGCGCCGAGGAGAAGGCCGCCGAGGAGGCCGCGCGCGCCGAAGCCGTAGCGGCCGAGCTCGCAGACCAGACCCAGGACCCGTACACGTCCATGGAGTTCGCTGAGCTCCAGCAGGAGGCGAAGGCCCGCGACCTCAACGCCGGCGGATCGGCCGACGCCATCCGCGCCCGGCTCCGCGAGGCCGACGCGCCCACCGCACCACCCGAATAACCGGAGGCCCCAACCCCGTGATCACCTTCGAAGGACACCACACCACCCAGCGGACCGTGGACATGCTGCGGGAGGCACGCCGCCTGACCGGCCTCCCACTCGTGATCACCCAGGGCGGATACAACGCCGGCGCCGTGCCCGACTCGGCCGGCACCCATGACCGGGACGCGCTGGATGTGCGGGCCAAGGACCTCGCCCAGGTCCAGGTCGTCCGGGCGGTGACCGCGTTGCGCCAGGTCGGGTTTGCTGCCTGGTACCGGACCGTGGCCCAGGGCTTCAAGGTCGCGCACATTCACGCGATCCCGATCGGCGGCGACATCTCCGCCGGAGCGGCCGACCAGGTCACCGCCTACAAGAACGGCCGCAACGGGCTGAAGGGCAACGGCAAAGACGACGGACCGAAGGTCGCCTACACGACCTGGGCGCAATACCTCAAGGCCCACCCACAAGACGAGGAGACCGAGATGACCCCGGAACAGCTCCAGGCCGTGCTGGACAACCAGCGTCGCGGTGACGACAAGTACGAGATCCAGGCCACCGCGTGGCGCCAGGCAGGCGAGCTCTACGCGAAGAAGCTCTTCGACGAGGGCAAGTCCCCCACCGAGGTCAAGGACCTTCTGTTCGCGTTCTACCGGCCGCTCTGGTCCTCATGAGCACGCCGGCCCCGCAGTGGTTCGTGCAGACCTGGGGTCCAGCCAAGGCCGTAGGCGCCGCCGTGGTCGGCTTCCTGGCACCCGGCGCCGCCTACCTCACCGGAGCGGCCGAGAACGGCGTCACCGGCAACGAGCTGGTCATCGCGGCGTGCTGGTGTGTCGGTGGCGCGGCCGTGTCCGGCGGCACGGTCTACGCTCTCCGGAACAAGGCGAAGGCCACCCCCGTGCCCCCGCCCACCGAGGAGGCGTGATGACCGAAGCCCCGATCCCGGACGGTGACCCGGGCCTGAAGTACGACCCCGGCTACGTGCCGCCACCGGTCAACGGCATCCACGCCACCGACCCCACCGTGAAGAACGGGCATCTCGTCTGCTCGGTCTGCGGCGGCATCCTGCTCGTGCTGTCACCGGACCTGTTCGAACACAACACCGACCGCCTGTAGGCTGCCTCTCGCGTGCGACTCCAGATGCGACGAACCCCCCAGAGCGCTTCCCTGGGGGGTTCGTCGCGTTCAGGCCCTAAGTATTTAGCGGCCCGCGTCTCGCGTTGAGTGCTTCGTGGTGCTGATCCGCTTCTTCTCGTCAGCGTTCAGCGTGCGCCGGTTGTTCGACCGCCGCACCTTCCGCTCCGGCGTCCGGTTGCTGTCGTCGTCGGCTGCCTTCTTCTTGCCACCGATCCCCATGGTTTACCTCCCCTCGAATAGGTCAGGGTGCGCGTCCTTGAACGCCTGCCACTTGCGGGCGGCCCGGCGGCGATGCCAACGCCTCCGGACCGCCCCGGTGACGGCCGTCCCCGTCACCGACCCGAGGAGGATCACCGTGTCCATGGCCCGGAACACAGCCCAGATCACAGCGAGCCACACCAGCATGTCGCCGGGCGTCGCGACCGCCATCGTGCCGGTCACAGCGCGGCGCAGTGCGGGCAGAGGTCATAGAAAACCTTGGTCGTCGCGGTTGCGCCACCGTAGATCGGCCGCTCGGTCCTGCGGCGGACCCAGCCAGCCGACGTGGCCGCGCTACGAGACTTCCGGGCATCGTTATCAAGCGGACCGAAGTTGGCGCACCCGATCTCCTGGGCGTGCCGTTCCTCCCGGGTCGCGTCCAGGTCCTTCGAGAACGTGTCGCCGTTCGCGGTCGTGGCCATCACCCGGTCCATGAGCATCGTGGACACGTCGCACCTGAGGCGGTACATCCTGTCCAGGCTCATCGGACCACACCGTGACCCTTGCACACGTCACATGCGCCGCCGCCGATGTAACCACCCTGCCCGTTGTACCGGGGAAGCTGGCCGGTGCCGTCGCAGCGCTGGCAGTCCTCAAGCTTGGGCTTGTCCACGTCGCGCACCGTGGCGCCCGGGTAGACCTTCTGCCACTGCCGCTGAGTCTTGAGAGCGTTCTGAAGGTTGCCCGCCCAGCCGACGACGCCGTAACTCCCGTCGCTGAACACTTCCACGCAGTACAGGTAGGTGCGGGTCTTGCTGTTCCGGGTGCTCGTGGTGCCGTCCGGGTGGGTGATCGTGTGCTTGTTCATCGCCGTCCTCCAGTGTGGGTGCGTCTCCGAGTGAGACGGTACGCCACGTCAGCCCAGGAGCGCAAGCGTCAGCGGAACTTGACATCACGTCAGCTAACCTGCAAGATCCTCGTCATGGAAACCCTCACTCTGAATGGCCGAGTAGCGGCCAATCTCCGGGGCGAGCTCGCCCGCCGGCAGATCAAGCAGGAGGACTTCGCGAACAAGGTCGGCATGAGCCGGCCGGCCCTCACCGCGATCCTCAACGACAACGTGAACATCACCCTGGCCCGGCTCGAAGTGCTCGCCAACGCGCTGGACATGGAGCCGTCCAAGCTCCTCAACGACTAGGGCTGTCTCAAATCCGACCGGATCTGAGGGCCACAGGCAACAACTTCCCATCCCAGAAAGGCACCACCGTGAACGACAACAACGCCCATCCGTCCTGGCAGACACCCGCCGTACCGGACTACTCGTACGGCTCCGGACAGCCGGGCCCCTACTCCCAGCCGCCGGCACCCCCGACCCCGCCCCGCAAGAAGCGGACCGCGTGGCGCTGGTTCGGCGGACTGATCGCCTTCCTCCTCGGGCTGGTCATCGTGGCCGGCATGATCGGCACTGCGACTGACCCGGGCAAGACGGCTGAGCTCCCTACCTCGATCACCACCAAGGCCGGTGCCCCGAAGACCACGGCGCCGCCTGCCGCGAAGAAGTGGGTGCCGCTCGCCACCGTCACCGGTGGCACCGAGAAGACCTCCGACACGATCCGGACCACCGGCGGCAAGATCCGGGTGACGTGGAAGTTCACCCAGTCGGAGTTCATGGTGGGCGCGATCTACCTGTTGGACGAGGGCACCGACTTGCACAAGGACGGTGGCCTGCCGGTCGCGATGATCGACAACGCCGACAGCGCATCGGACTCCATCGTGCTGCGCAAGGCGCCTGGCGAGTACTTCGTCCAGGTGAACGCCGCCAACACCAAGTACACGGTGAAGGTCGAGGAGGAGCGGTGAACGACGCCCGGTGGGCTGACCACGATGAGGGGGTGGCCGCCGCTCTGGCCGCTCAGCGCGCCCAGGAGGTCCGGCCCGTTCCGCCTTGGTCGGCTGAGTACAAGCTCCGTCACGCGCTCGGCCGGCCCGCCCTCGCGAAGCGGATCACGGACGCCCTGCCCCAGCCGCTCGCGGTCGAGCTCGGTGACGTGCTGTGGCTGATCTTGGAGAAGCGGGTTGGCGAGGAGCTGACCAAGGTCAAGCAGGAGATCGACGTGGCAGTGACCGAGCGGATGGCGTGGATCGAGCGCCAGCGCAGTAAGAAGCGAGAGGAGCTGACCCGTGAGCGATTCGACCGAGCGTCCCGTCTCGATTGAGCTGACCCCGGCGGACTGGCAGTACGTCCTGTACAGGCTGGACCTGGACGGGGGCGACGCCATCGCGATCGCCTACCTGATCCGTGGGCAGATCCCGGAGTTCCCGACCGGGCTGGGTGCGGTCATCCGGGCCCGCCGGTCCGGCGAGGCGTCGGAGCAGATCTACGTCTTGTCCGCCCAGTCGGACAACGAGATGTTTCACCACCGCTGGCGTGCCGCCGCCCAGCACGGCGGGTGGATCAACAGCAGGGACCTGGAGCTTGTCGAGATCCTTGCCCCCGGGGTGGACCTATGAGCCCGCGCGCCCCGATCGAGGGAACCCCTGCCGGCTCGCTCCAGTGGGGAGCCGTGGTCATTGGTCGCCGTGTGGACGGCTACTGGCCCGGTGAACCGGTCGTGGGGACCTGGGAACCGGATTTTGACGAGGACGGGTTGCCGTGGAAGGTGACCCGCACGCCCGGTGAGTACGACTTCGTAGACGTCCGGGACTTCCAAGTGACTGAGGTGCTGTTCGAAGGGGTGACCACATGGCCCGTCTAGAGAAGGTGACCGGGACCGCGTGGGGCCGGCAGTGGCACGCCTACCGCCTGGACTGCCAGTGCCCCGGGCGCTACCGGAAGTCGGACCCGCACAAGCTGTACGGCGTCACCACCGCCCTCAAAACCCTGTCCACGGAGGCGCTGATCGGGTGGGCCGCGAAGGTCACCGCCGCGCACGCCGTGGACAACTGGGACCAGCTCGCGGGGATGTCGACCACTGACCGGCTGGCCGAGCTCATGGGCGCCCGGAACAAGGTCCGGGACCAGGCGTCCGGGGCCGGTACGGCGCTGCACCTGATCGCCGAGAAGCTGTCGCGCGACGAGGAGATCACCGTCACCGAGGAACAGCGCCCGCAGGCCGAAGCGCTCGCCCGCTGGATGGACCGGGAGCAGTGGGAGTCCTGGGCGAACGAGTTCCCGATTGCCCACACGACGTGGAAGTACGGCGGTACGCCGGACGCGATGGGCATGCTGCACCGGCGCGGGGTGTCGGCACTGATCGACTTCAAGCGCCAGCCGCGCGTGTACGAGGAGGTGGCTTGGCAGCTCGCGGGCTACCGGTACGCCGACCTGTGCCAGATGAGCGGACCGAAGTCTGAAGGGCCCATGCCCGTCGTGGACGCCACGTTCGTGGTGCAGATCCTGCCCGACCGGATCGAGATGGTTCCCGTGGAGACCGACCCGCCCGTGCATCGGGAGTTCCTGCACATCCTCCAGGTGGCGCGGGCTCGTGCGTCGGTCGAGGACAACAGCCGTATCGGTGTGCCGGTCGCACACCTGACCGATGAGGAGGTCGCTGCCAGTGAGTAGCGAGATGGAACTACAGTCCCCGCAGGTCGGTGGGGAGCGCCTACCGCAGGTGCCAGCAGCCCGAGTCACGCCACCCCGGCAGAAGACCGACGACTGGGCCCTGGTCATCGGGCCGGTGAGCTCGCTCGCCGAGCAGGTATCGAACACCGACTTCGTACCGGCCGCGCTGCGGGGCAAGCCTGCTGCTGTGGCCGCCGCGATCCTGTTCGGTCGAGAGCTCGACATGCCACCCATGCAGGCCCTCAACCAGGTCCACGTGATCGACGGCCGCCCCTCGCTGACGGCCGAACATAAGCGGGCGATGGTGCTGGAGAAGGGGCACCTGCTCACCGTTGTGGGTGACGGGGGTTCGGCTACCGCCACCGGGCGGCGCCTGCTGTGGCGTCACCCGGAGACCGGGGAGCCGATCTACGGGGAGCCGTCCACAGTCACATGGACTCTGGCTATGGCCACGGTTGCCGGGCTGACCGGGAAGAAGAACTGGCAGAAGCACCCCCGGCAGATGCTGAAGGCACGCGCTACCGCCGAGCTCATCAACGACATGTTCCCGGACATCACCCATGGTCTGGCCACGTCGGAGGAGGTCCAGGACGAGGACGCCGTCCCGTCCAGCGCGCCCACTCCGGCCACGGAGAAGGTGTCGCGTGCGTCGAAGCGGGTAGCCTCTCGTCCGGCGGTCGGTTCCGGTACGGCCGAGACCCCTGCACCGGCCGCCACCCCTACGCCCGACAGCGTGGCGCCTCCCGAGGTCCCGCTTCCGGGTGAGGAGGAGCCGGCGGGCCAAACCCCTGGGGAGGGGTTGGGTAACCAGAGCACCAGCTCACCCGCCGGCCCCAGCTCCCGGGAGGAGTACGCAGAGCGTGAGCTCGCCGGTGCTGACGCTGTCGCGTTCCTGACCGAGCCTGGCACCGAGCCGGACGAGGTCTACGACGCCGAGATCGTGGACAGCGAGGGTGACGGCTCGGCCGAGGATGTGGCTGCTACCGGTTCGGACGAGTCGTACCTGCAGGGCCGCTTCAAGCAGCACATGCAGGAAGCCCAGGAGCAGTTCGGCCAGGCCGGCGGCCCCGTTGAGGAGAACGACCCGCCGTTGAGCGCCGGGAAGCGCCGCCTGCTGCTGGCCGCGTTCAACGCGCTCGGGGTGACCGACCGGGCCGAGCGGCTGCACACCAGCTCGGCTCTGCTGGGTCGCCAGGTCGAGACCTGGAGCACGCTCACGTCCGGCGACGGGGACAAGCTGATCCGGGCCGTGAACGGGCTGAGCACGCGCGACGAACTGGAGCAGTTGGTGCAGCGTGCGGCGGCCGAGTGGGGAGGCCAGACGTGATCAACGGTGCGCTGACCCTGGCCCAGCTCCGGGCGGGGCAGAACTGATGGGCATCCGTGAGCGCCTGGAGCAGGCCGAGCACACGATCGACCTGGCCCAGATCCACGGCCAGCCGCTGGGCCCCGCCGACGGCGTGGACTTCGTGCGGGTCGACGACCGGGTGTACATGCGGGTGGTCGCGGACAACAAGATCGTTGCCACGTTCCGGGTGCGGCACCACCTGGCTATCCGGGAGATGGCCACGAACATGCTGGACGTTGCGGACCGGATGGAGATCCTGGACCGGCCGAAGCGAGGCCGACGTGGCACGTAGGCGAGTGTTCAAGCGTCGCGACCTGGCCAGCTTCCCGGATCTCCCGTGGGTCTCCGAATGCTGCTCGTGCACCTGGCAGCAGATCCACCCCACCCACGCCCGGGCGTTCGGGAGAGCGCTGCGCCACACGGCGTGCGCAGGGTTCCAGCGTGGCTAGGCGCTTCCGGCGCCCAGCGCCCCGCACGCCGGAGTTCCCGCCCTGGGATAGGGGCGAGTGCCTGAAGTGCGCCCAGCCCGTCAGGAAGGCGTTCCTGACACCCACCGACGCCGTGGAGGTCGGTATGCGCCCGGCGCCTCTCGGGGACCGCCGCGCGGACATCGCCTGCACCGTGATGGATCAGAAGCTCGTTGCCCGGATCTCCAACCGCCCCGAGGTGGGCGAAACGATGTGGATCAGGCATCAGGTCGTCTGCTCCGAGATCCCCCGCCCCACCCAGCTACCCCTACCAACCGAGGAGCCCTGAATGCCCAAACCCACCATCCCCGACGACCTCCAGTTGGACGACGTGGACGACCTGCCCTACGCCGTCATCTTCGCCATCAAGGCAGCAACCGGCGTCGACGTCACTGACATGGCCATGGAGGCCGGCCCCGCCCTGGTCTGGTACGCCCTCAAGCAGCGCGACCCAGCCACCACGTGGAACGAGGTGAAGATGCTCCGGCCGAAAGACGTCGGCCACCTGTTCCGGCAGCTCACCGAGCGCCTCACCCGGGAAGCCCAGGACGCCGCCGTGCAGCGCGCCCGCAACGACGACGCCGCCGCTATCCAGGAACAGTCCGAACTGATGGGCGATGACCCTGTAGAGGTGCCGGAGCCCGTCACGGACCCTACGTCGGGGCCGGTCTCCTCACTTCCGAGCTGACCCGCCTGGCGCTGCTGACGGGGTTCCCGCCCAGCGCCCTCAGAGACTCCACGCCGGCCGAACTGGCGTGGCTCACGTATCACCTGACCAACCGAAAGAGAGACCGCAGTGAGCGAGAAAGTGAAGCTGAGTAGCAAGCTCCCCGGGGGCGAGGAGTGGAACGGTCTGGACGACTACGCCGACGAGATCCGCGCCGACCACACCCTGATGCTGGGCTGCTGGGTCGTGTTCGACGTGCCCTCGCAAACCACCAACTTCGACAAGGGCACCACCACCCCGCTGGTGCGCATCCGGCGCGTGGAGGTGCTCACCACGGACGGGAACGCCCCGTCGTACCTGGAGGCCGAGCTGGAGAAGGCGTTCACCGAGCGCACGGGCAAGGCCATGCTCCCGCTGGACGAGGCGGACGGCGGTCCGATCGAGGAGGGCGACAGTGTCGAGGTCTAAGAGCTCGCGCCGGATCACCATCGGCTCCCGGGCGGTGGCGGTCGCGATCGTCCAGGAGGCCCTGGACATGGCCTACGCGAACGCCCAGGCCGAAGGGGAGCTGGACGCGTACAACCAGACCCAGAAGGTCGCCGAGCAGCTCGTATCGGCCGCCTGGGATGTGGAGTACAAGCCGACCGCTGAGCGGCTGGTTATCACGATCGACGCCGGGGTTACGTCCGGCGAGGCGATGCGCTCCACCCCAGAGGACCAGCCGCCAGAAGTTGGGCCGGCCTCCACCGCGTAGCAAGATGCGGTCCCCGATCGCCAGCCGCCCCGCTGAGCGGTCGGGGACCGCACCACTTCCCAACCCACTGGAAGGATGCCAGATGATCACGCGTCACTGGGGATTCCGCGTCTACGGCCTACCCAAACCCAAAGGCTCAATGAAGTGCATCGGTGCACGCGGCACCCGCAAACATGTACTCGTTGAGCAGGTAGACGACGGCGGCTGGCGCCAGCAAGTCGCAGCGATGGCGCGCCGCTGTGTCGAAGAGCGCGCCGACCCGCAGCAGCCCATCCACGTCGAAATCACATTCACCATCCCGCGCCCGAAATCCCACTTCGGCACCGGCGCCAACGCCCGGAAGGTCAAGCTCGGCGCCCAGGTGTGGCCGAGCACCCACGGGACCGGCGACAAGGACAAGCTAGAACGGCTCGTGCTGGACGCGCTCCAGGACGCCGGTGTGCTCGTGAATGACGCCCAGGTGGTGTCCGGCTTCACCGAGAAGCAGTACGACGCTCCACACCCCGGACAGGAGCCATGGACGCGGGGTGGTGACGTACTGGACCGCCCCGGCGCCACAGTGCGTATTCGGCCGCTCGGGCTGGCCTGATGGGCGCCCGGCTGGTGGGTGAGGTGTCCGACCACTGGGGACACCTGCCCGCCGGGCCCTACAAGATCTTGTGCCGTATGGCGCTCAAGGCGCTGGACTCACCAGGCCGCGACGGCCAGCCCGCAGGGACCTACTGGCGCGGCTGGGAGGATCTGGCAGTAGCACTCGGCCGGAAGGTCCCCGAGCACGACGACGGCTCACCAGAGGCCGAACGGAAGCGCCTGAACATTAAGTCCGAGGTGAAGCGCCACACCACCGCATTGGTGCGTCTAGGGGCTGTGCAAAGGGCTGTGGATAAGCCAGGTCGGGGTACTCGTCAGGTGTGGAAACTGACCCTCTAAGAAAGTACGAATCGTCCCCCCTAACAAACACGATTCGTACCCCCTAAGTGGGGGGCAAATCGTCCCCCCCTATAAGCCAGTTAAGGAACCAACCCTATGAACAACTCATCCCCGGAGCCCAACCACAGGGGCAGCAAGCTGCCTGTGGATAAGTCCGGCGGCCACATCAGCTACCAGCCCACACCGCCGCACCCCTGCACACCCCCAGACGCCGCCCTCTACCCAGTCCGCACCAGATGGACCTGTGACACCTGCCGCGACCACTGGGAGGTCTCTTCGGACGGCGGCGACCACTCGCACTACTGGCGCCGTGGTCTGCCGTACCCCGGCTGGGACGACGAGGAGCACCAGGGCATCGGCCGGCACGCTGTCGTCCTGCTGTTGCTTGTCGTGCTCATCGCTGCCGGACTCGCCATCATCCTCAGCAGTGGGTGATGTACGCCGCACCCGCCGCTGGCGCCGCCTTCGCGCCTGGGTGCTCGACCGAGACCAAGGCATCTGCTGGCGCTGCGGAGGAGCCGGCGCCAACGAAGGCGGCCACGTCATCCCCATGGAGCTCAGGCCCGATCTCGCCCTAGATCCGGACAACGTCCGAGCCGAACACAGCACCAGGGCGTACGCCGCCAGCCTGGGCTACGACTGCCCCGGCAACCGCAACACCAACCGCCCCACCACCCCACCCCAACCCAACCGGAGGACCTGGTGACCAGACTGCAATTCACCCCGCTAGGCCGGCCAGACATCAACCGCCTACTCCCACCCCACCCCGACCCCTTCCACATCTACAGCCGAGCCGAGCTCGGGGCGTACGAGGCAGCAGCCCGCCACATCTGGGCCATCCACCACCTGCTGTGTGACGTGCCCATCTGCAAGGACAGGCGCCCCCTCCAGCTCGGGCGCCACGCCTACCCAGGCCAGCCCTCCACCCGAGCTGAGCACGTGGTCAAGCCCTGCTGCTGCGAGTACCTCCGCTGGTGCACCACACAGGAAGACCAAGGCGGCATCGGCTTCGTAGTCGTCGCCTCCGGATTCCAGATCCACCCCGCCTGCCCACACCACGGCCACCTAGCCAACACACAACTCATCGAGCGCATGTGGGAATCGCCATACGAATACGGAATCTTGCGCGACCCCTTACGACATGGGCGATGACGAAAGAAACTCACTGTGAGTTACCGGTTTTGGCACAGCCGCCACGGGTCCGGCGAC